TGGGGACAATCTATAAGATTTGGAAGTAATATTATACCTGATTCACATGAAGATGAAGATGATAAACCAGATTCACCGAATATTCTTATTAGAGCAGGTCAGTTAGTAGATGCAGATGCCTTTGATAAGAGTGCAGTTGTACAGAATTTAAAAGATTCACCAAAAAAACCAGTTAAAGAAGATATAAATGCGGATGGTTCGTCAATTTGGATGACAACAGATCAATCGGTTAAACTGGATATTAAAGGTACAAACGCTTTAAGTCATGAATATATGTCATCTACACAAGAAGATGACCAACCAATAGAGGGTGGAAAACAGATTACTATTAATTCTGATAGAATAACCTTTAATACAAAGAAAGGAAAGATACTTGGGTTTAGTCATGATGGGATTGGATTTTCTACACAGAAGGGTTATACGGTAGATGCAGATCATGGTGTATCAATGAATTCAGGTGGGGCTACTTCTATGGCCATGGTTCCTGGTGGTATAAGTTTAGTTACACCAGGAAATTCAAGACTTGATTTGGGTGGTGGCGAATCAGGAAATGCAGATAAAATTTATTTATCAAGTCAATGTCCATCTTTTTTAACACTTGATGACAAAGCACATTTAGAATCTTGTGATGGGGCAATAATACATCTTGATGATTGTGCAGGAATGAAAGATAATCAAGGTTCGTTTTTACGGATAGGTGGAGCGGCTTTAGGTATAACGGGATATGTGTTTGGTAGAGATGATATGGGACAACAACATCTCGTATATGGAGAAGAACTTACAAATTTAATGGATTCTATTTGTAATTCATTTGTAGAATTGGGTGATGTTATATTGAATTTATCAGCTATTCCAACTGGAGCCGGCCCAAGTGGTCCAGTTAGTGGTGGTCCCCCAAATACATTGGCTGTAGAGGGGTGGATAACCGGAGTAGAAACAATAAGAGCTAGACTCTGTGATATGTTAATGAAACCGGACTAATAATGGCATTGGACAAAAATAAACTTAAAACAGCTTTAGTTGATAATTATAGTAAATTAGCACAAGATGGAGAATCAACACAATCAGATTCAGCTGAAGGAATGGCAACAGCAATAATAGATTTTATGAAAGATGCTGAAATAATACCTATTGGTAGTCCAGCATTTACACCAGCGGCACCTGCACCAATACCAGATCCAACATCGTTAGGTTTGAAGTTAAAGGTGAGTGGTGTTGATGCGGCCAAAGCTCCATTGAAGGCAGCGATAGTAGGTAGTTTTAAAGCACAAGATCCGACAATGACACAAATAACAACGGGTATTGTTTCAGCCACAGCCTTAATGTTAAATTTTGGAACACCAGCTCATTCAGCAATAGGAGCGAGTGTAATGGTAGTTCCACCAATTTTTGCACCATCAACCTCAGTTGGTTTTGGCGGTGGTAGTATAGAAGATGTTTGTAATAGTATGGCAGCACTTATCTACGCATCCTTTCTTGCAACAATTTTTACTGGAACGGTTATTAAACCACCAGCTGTGATACCAGGAGTAATTAGTAGTACAATAATATAGAATAGGAGTCTATAATGAAGAAACAAGAACTAATAAAAATAATCGAAACAGTAGTTCGTAAAGAGGTGAAAAAACAGGTGAATGAGATATTTATTAAAGAAGAAAATTCATCTTCACTTACCGAATTAGTTTCAAAACCATTAATCGAAAAAGAGTTTACAGAACCGATTAGAAAACAGTATAAACCTAGAAAGGAAGTAAACTATACAACAAACAAAGCTCTTAACAAAGTTTTGAATGAAACTGTTGGTGGAGTTCCACAGGGTGATGGCAGTGGATATAAAACTATGGGTGGTGGAGTTTATGATACCAACAAGATGAATGATGTACTTCTTGGAGCCGGTGCAGGAAATACCAAGGTATCAAAGGAAATGAAAAGAGAAATTGGAGCAGTAGAAACTATAAAGAAAGCTGGTGTAAGTGTAGATCAAGTTCCAGACCATGTAACAAATGCATTAACACGAGATTATTCATCTGTTATGAAAGCAATAGACCAGAAAAAGGGTGGCGGAAATAGTTTTCGTCCATAGTGGAGTAAATAAATGGCCCGAGCACGAAGTGCATTAGAATTAGATTTAGATCCAGATGTAACAATTGGTTTAGGATTACCTATGCGATATGATGATGTTAATGGATTTTTTCCAGGAACTTCAACAACTCTTTCACAGACAGGAAGCAACATTAGAAATTTACTTTTAACAAACAGGGGTGAACGAGTTGGCCAACCAACTTTTGGTGGAGATTTACTTTTAACTTTATTTGAACCTATGAGTGATCAACTTATTACTTCAGTTGAGGAGAGGATATCGGAAGCAATGGTAGAATGGTTACCGCATGTAACAGTTAATGAATTAATTGTAGAACAAGATGAATCGGAACCAAACCAATTGAACATTAAACTTGAATTTAGTCTGAGTATGAATCCGGAAATTCATGATGCTATAAGTTTAAGTTTTGCTACAGGTACATAATTTAGTGGAGAAATAAAATGGCGAGAGTCCAAAAAGAAGTTAGATATATAAATAAAGATTTTGGTGCTTTTAGAGAAGGTTTGATAGAGTTTGCAAAAACTTATTATCCAAATTCATATAATGATTTTAACGAAGCTTCTCCAGGCATGATGTTTATTGAAATGACATCTTATGTTGGTGATGTTCTTTCTTATTATGTAGATTCACAATTTAAAGAAATGTTATTGGCTTATGCAGAAGATAGAAAAACTATTTATGAAATGGCTCAGGTATATGGATATAAACCAAAAATAACTCAACCAGCTTTTACAAATATTGATATTTTCCAAACAGTTCCTGCAACTGGAACAGGAAAATCAGTAAGACCAAATATGAGTTATGCTTTGACTGTCAAGGAAGGGGCACAGGTTACTGCAAAAAATGGTACAATATTTAGAACATTAGAAGATTGTAATTTTAAATATTCAAGTTCATATGATCCTTTATCTATTGATGTGTATGAGGTAGACCAAACAACTAAAGTTCCTTCATTTTATTTATTACAAAAAAGTGTAAGAGTACAAAGTGGGAATATTAAATCAGACACCTTTTCATTTGGTTCAGCTGAATCATATCCAAGAATAAAATTATCCCAACAAAATATTATAGAGATAATTTCAGTAACAGATAGTGATAACAATATTTGGTACGAAGTTCCTTATTTGGCACAAGATACCACTTTTATAGAAGAAGAAAATACAGCAGCAAATGATCCAAGTTTGGTTCAATATAATGATACAGTTCCATATTTGTTAAAATTAAAAAAGACCCCAAGACGCTTTATTACTTATATTTTACAGGATGGTTCAACAGAATTAAGATTTGGTAGTGGTATATCAGATAGTCCAGATGAAGAAATAGTTCCGAATCCTAATTCAGTTGGATCTTCTTTACCTGGCAGTCCAAGTAAACTTGATACATATTTTGATCCAGCAAACTTTTTGAAAACAGAAGCATATGGTCAAGCACCATCAAACACAACTCTTACTGTTAAATTTTCTTATGGTGGTGGAATTGGTGATAATGTAGCGGCTGATTCAATAATAAACATAACTGAAGTTGGATTTACACAAGTTACTACTGGTCTTAGTGCAGCTTTAGTTACTTCGACTCAAAATTCGGTGGCAGTAAATAATCCATATCCGGCAAGTGGAGGAAAGTCCGCAGAGTCAACGATTGAAATTAAAAATAATGCATTGGCATATTTTCAAGCACAGGGTAGAGTTGTAACTAAAGAAGATTATATTATAAGAACATATGCAATGGGAAGTAAATATGGGGCAGTATCAAAGGCATATATTGTTCAAGATGAACAATTAAATATTCCAAGTATGCAAAAAGAGACTTCTGATGGTTCAAATATTTTTATTGATGAAAGAAATTTAGATCAATTAAAAACTAAAGATATACAATCATCTATTAAAAGACTTCCAAATCCAATGGCGTTAAATTTATATACACTTGGATATACTTCAGATAAAAAACTTACTCAACTTAATGTGGCAGTCAAAGAAAATTTAAAAACTTACCTAAGTCAATACAGATTAGTAACAGATGCAATTAACATTAAAAATGCGTGGATTATTAATATTGGAGTTAAATTTGGTTTTATAGCACGGAGAGGATTTAATAAAAGTGAAGTAACATTAAGATGTATAGAAAAAATTAAAGAATTTTTTGATATAGATAGGTGGCAAATTAACCAACCAATTGTTATTGCAGAATTGGCAGCAGTAATTTCAAATGTTGATGGTGTGGGGGCAGTAGTTGCACCAGCTGAAGATAATCCAAAAAATCATCCTGTATTAATTAGTAATAGATGGCAAGCCTCGGATGGTTATTCTGGAAATGTATATGATATAGATTATGCTACCAAGGGTGGAATTGTTTATCCGTCTTTAGATCCATCTATATTTGAATTAAAGTTTCCTAATATAGATATAGAAGGAAGGTCAATTGGTGATTCCACCGGTATGATTTTTTAAAGGGAGAGTGTAGATGCATTATTTTGGATTTCCAAACAAAGATAGTACCTTATATGAAGTAAGTTCGAGTATGAATACAAGTCTTGATGAAATACTTGAAGTTAGAAAAGATATGAATGCGGATGGAACGGTGATAAATACATCTCGGATACTTATAAAGTTTGATTTGACATACATTTCTGAATCAGTAGCTTCGGGGTTAATTACATCTGGATCAAACACAAAATTTTATTTAAATTTATATGATGCCAACTCAACTGATTTAA